TAAAGCGTTCTCAAGATAGTTGCTCATTTCAGCCATAGTTTCACCTTGGAGTTAATTTCATTGCTAATGGGACACCAGAATACTGACCTTGTTCGTCAGACTTGGTGAGAGAAGATATAGCCCTGTCATACATAGTTCCCCATGTATTGATTCGAGCATCGTTCATTAAGTAAGGCTCGGCCTCAATCAAAGAAGCGTAAAGCAAAGCATCTGGTGCAACATTGAGAAACACGTTAGATGCGTTAGTGCTAGACAAGTAATCAGGTGCAGCAAAGTACAACATTCTCAACGTATAAATGCCATCAGGAGGAGGAGCAAGTAAGAATTCGCTTGCTAGGATTGTGTAAGACTTAGGCACACCAACTTCAGACGCTCTTGGGTCATTAGACAAAGCAGATGGGCTAGAGTAACTCAATGGTTGGATTGGGTTTGTCAAAACAACAAAGTCACGAATCTCTATAAAGTCGCTAGGCAGTTCAACAGTTGAATCACCAGATACAGTTGAAGTCGTTACAGACTTTAGCATCTGACGAATACGCAATTCTCTGCGGAGTCTGTTCTCAGCAAAGGTAATAAAATCTGGAATCTGAGTAGTAAGATCAGAACGAGCCAAGTAGCCCGCAATCGAGGTCTTTAAATCAGTGTATGTTGCGAAACTCATACGACTCCTGTCCTAGTGCGCCATGCACGATTCATTGGGTCATTCAACCAAATAGCAAAACGCTTTTCATCAAGAACAGCAAAGCCACGCATTATTCCTTGTTTGTTTAGGTCATCAATAACTGTCAAAGGAATAGATGCAACCTTGTTACCAAACAAATTATCAGACCATCTTGCTCTCTCGTCATACGAGTTATATTCTTTTTTATTCTGCTCAACAATGTCAGATACATCCTGACGAGTCTGAATAACGATGCCACCTTCACCATCGGCATGAACAGCAGTTTGTCTTAGATTTTCCATATACTAATTCTAACAGTTTGGCTAGAAAAGAAAATGCCCCAGAGGATTAGTCTGAGGCATTTTTCGTAGTTACACCAGATTAAGGTGTCAAGTCAGCAATGATGCCGTGAGCAGCTTCGTTCTTAACTTCCAAGGTGTACTCAGCCAACAATTGTGTTGACTCGTTGTCACCAGTCATAGCCAACTCATTGGTCTGGAAAGGACGCAAGTAAGCGATAGCAGCCATGTCGGGGTCAAGCACAAATGCTGTCTCATCGCATGAGTTGGTAGAAGTCATAAAGCGGTTAGGAACAACAGAAATTGTACCGAAATCGCTCAAATAAACGTCAGCCGCACCAATGATGGTTGTAGGAGCATTTGCAGGAGCCATGAAGCGTTGAGCAGCAATACCAGCAAAAGCAGAAACTACTTGCTTGTGTGCAGGGTTGACCATCAACACTTTAGGGTTGCCGCCAGAGGCATAAACTTGCTTAACAACAGCTTGCAACAAGGCTTCTGTGAAAGTGCGGTTTGTGCCGTTTGTACGAGCAGTAGTACCAGAAGCACCAGCAGAACCAGAAGTTCCGAAAGAGCCATTGGTAGCCAACCATGCTTGCAAACCACCCAATTTACGGGCAGTAGAGGAGTTGCCGTTAGCAGCGACTTGGTTGCTCAATACAGAGGTTTCCATGTCACGCTTGATTTCAGCAGAAGCCTTAGCCAATTGATAAGCCTTTTCAGACTTACGACCAGCTTTGTCAACAGCTTGCAAAGTGCCAGAAATCTTAATAGTCTTCTGTGCAATCTGAGTGCGGTTACCAACACGAGTAGTAGGAGACATAGTCGCATCAGATGCGGTGTCGCCTTCAACAGCGTAGTTAGACAATGAGGCCGCAGCCAAAGAGTCAGTCTGCCACTCGTGATAAACAGCAGTAGCTTTGGTTTTGCCTACAGACGAAAAGAAAGGTGTGTCTGTTGGTGAAATGTTATAAATAACATCGGAAAGGTCTTCACGCTGACCAATAGCGGTGTACGTTTGATAGGTAGCCATTTTAAATCTCCAAAATTAAAAGAATCGTTCAAATGCTTTTGCTGCGTCAGTGACTTTTCCAGTTTCACGCAACCTTTGCATAACCTGTTTGTCTTGTGATGACTTTGTAGGAGGCGCAGAAGTCCCAGATCGCATCATCTTAGGAGCAGACTGGAGTTTCTTGGTTAACTCAGGCTTGCTCTTTTGAAGTTGCTCATACTTCATTGCTTTATACAAACTCACCACAGCACGACTGTCATATACGGAACTGAGTTCTTGGTCAGTCCAGCCTACAGATTTCGCATAGTCACGGATTTGTTTCCGAACCGCATCACCCTGTGGACTGGATAACTCAGGAATCAGACTCACTAACTTCTCAGATTCTTGACGGAGATGGTTTTGCAAAGTGGCTTGATGCTCGGCTTGTTGCTGTTGTGCAAGGCGTTGCTGTTCATTCCTAACTACTGCTAACTGTTTCTCACGCTGACTCTGTTCAGCTACCGCCACCGCATAACCGATGGGGTCTGTTTCCCTTAAAACGTCTAAGTTCACACCCTGATCTTGTTGCGTAAGGAAGCTATCCAACGCTTTCAATTTCTGGGCATATGCCTGTCGCTCTTGTTTTACATACTCTAAGTGACTACGTTCAGCTTCTAAAGCCTTGCGTTGTTCAGCTAGAGCCTGAGACTTCTTTGTGTAATCCGCACCTTGCTGATAACCTTTGATGAGTTCATCTTCATCGACTTCGATTTCCTCGCCAGCCGCCTTGACTTTATATCTTGGCTTCTGGACTACTTCCTCATCAAAGTATTCAACTTCATCAGACTCTTGAATTTCTTCTGTTTGTTCTTCAGATTGGCCTTGTGAGGCTTCCTCAGAATCACCCATCATATTTTCAAAAGCTGAAGCAGCTTGGTTTACATTTAGGTTTTCACTCCCTTGTGGGTTGGTGTTTTCCATGTGTCATCTCAAAAATCGCCAGAAACCTTCTGGACAGAGGTGTAGCTTAAATGCTACAGAATTTTCCACTTCTTTTCCTTAATCACAGTTTCCGAGGCTAAGCCTTCTAGGTGTCCTGTAATCAATTCAATAGACTTAATGTGTTTATAAGCATCCTCACGTTTACCTATATCACTAGAATTTGAGTTAATTATCACACTTATTTGTTCTTTTTTCAAGTTTTCTACTACTTCTTTGAAAAAGTCATCATTAAGTAGGTTTTTGGCCCATTGAGCCAGCAGGTATTTGTCCATATTGGTTTTGTATTCCAGAAATTACATCGTTGATTGATAACGCTTGGGATGGCAATACATCTCGACCAGTTCCTAAAATGTTCATCAATTGGTCATACCTAATGTTTGATGGCTGATTAAATTGAACTGGAGCAGGTACTTGACCATAAGTAGGACTTAGAAACTTCTCCCATTGTGTGCCTCTTAGCATCTCTCTGTTACCAAAATCTAAAGGTGTCATTGGCGTAACAGGATTAGCTGTCTGGTTATAGACAGGACTACCCCATGTAGATGGGTCTGCTAAGTTATATGTGTAAGTCTTTGGTTTACTAGCGGCTTCCATTGCACTAATGGTTGTACCAACTAAACCTAATGTTTGCATTAGTTTTGCAAATGAGTCTGCATTAAATTCATTAGATTTTGCAAGTTGTTCTTCAAATGTATTTTTAACATCACCAATTTTGGTTTCAAGTCCTGTTTGAACTTCTTGCAATTGAGACTGTTGCGCTGCCAATGCCTCATTTAATGCCGTATCGTAATCAATTCCTTGTTGTTGCAGATAAGACATTAAATCTTTATTTTGAGAACTTAGTTGTGACTCAAGGTCTGCTCTAACATTGGTAATTTGATTTGTAAATTGGTTTCCTTGAGTAGCTAATGCTTGATTCAAAGCAGTTTGGTAATCAACACCCTGCTGTTGCAAAGATGCCATTAACTGTTTACCTTGAGCAGATAACTGAGACTCCAAACCAGACTGAACATTACCAATTTGTGATTCAAGTCCTGTTTGCACTCCACCAATTTGCTTAATCACATCATTGATTGAAGCGTTAAATCCAGTTGATTGAGATTGAATGGCTTGATTAAGCGCTGTGTTGTAGTCCACACCTTGCGCTCTTAAAGCAGCCATCAAATCTTGACCTTGTTGGGTAAGTTGAGATGTAGATGCTAAACCTTGACCACCAATAATATTGATGATGTCTTGAGTAGTAGGTGCGGCTGGCAATTTAGACACAGCAGTACCAACAATTGACTGCACATCGCCTGCTGTTAAACCAGACGGAATTTGTGAAATTGCACTATTAACAATTTGAGAAACTTGCGTACTGGTTAAGCTAGGATTGCTTGCAAAGGCATTAGAAACAATTGTCTTAACATCTTGCTCAGACAAACCTTGTGGAATGTTGATGCTGTTAATTGCTGTCTGGATGTCTTGAGGACTGGCAAAGTTTTGTTTGCTCAAAATGTTTGTAACATCAGAAGCACTCAAGCCAGCAGGAATCTTTGACACAGCATCGTTAACAATTGCTTGGACATCAGTTGTTGTCAGGCTTGGATTGTTTGCCAAAGCATTAGAAACAATCGACTGAACATCTGTAGAATTTAATCCTTGTGGAATCTTAATATTGCTGATTGCAGTTTGAATATCTTGTGGTGTTGCAAAGTTTTGACCGCCAATGATTTTTGTCACATCCTCAGCAGTTAAACCTTTAGGAATGTTTGTAACAGCATTGTTGACGATTTGAGAAATTTGATCTGTTGTTAATGATGGATTGTTAGTCAATGCAGTAGAAACGATTGACTGAACATCTTGGTTTGTTATACCTTTAGGGATATTTATGCTATTAATAGCCGCTTGAATATCCTCTGGTCTTGCGTAGTTCTGGCTACTCAAAACCCTTGTTACATCGTCTAATGTAATTCCAGCAGGTAATTCAGACAAAGAACTATCAACAATGTTTTTAATAACATTAGGGTCAATTGTATTCACGCTACCTTTAAACAACTCAATGTCAGCCAAAATTTTATCTAAGTCTGTAACCTTAGCAAATTCATTTGTAGGTTGTAACCATGCGTTTATGCTTGCATCGTAGTATGAACCTGCTGGCTTATTGTCTGCCAATCTAGAAGACATAACTTCATAACCTACTGGAGGCCTAATAGCACTTGCACCAGAACTTTCAGCATAGATAGGAACACCACCAACACTTAAAGTCATTGGGCCAGCTACTTGTGTTCCAGATGGCAAATTAGCATCGCTAACAATTCCTAATTTCCTCATATCCTCATCGGTAATAGAAGTCTGACCCGCAAGACCACTCTCAGTCATTTGACTTTCAAACTTTTTGAGTTCAGCGTCCTTACCTGCCGCACCTAAACCTGCCGCTAAAGCAGACACTAGAACAGCAGGTGTAATCTCACCCTTGTTCATAATCGTGCCACTTACAGCATTGGTCACAGCCGCTTTTATAGGATTTGACAATGCGTTAAAGTCTGGAATCTTGCCTAGCACCATCTCTGTTGCAGGAGCAAGACCTGCCGCAGCACCCGCAGTCAATGCGCCCTTGAGGATGTTGCCACCAGCAATGCCAGTAGTTGTTCCACCTAGAAGTGCATTTCCCAAAACATTTGAAGCAACCTGTCCAGCAGTAGAACCTAACAAAGCGTTGCCAAGTAAACCACCTGCACCAGTAATAGCAAGACCTAATTGAAGCAATGGCATCCAACTAGCAACATCGCTACTTGATGCGCCTGTTGTATAAAAAATAGGAGTTCCATCAGGTTTGAAATCTACTCTATATCCAGTATTACCTTCTCCCTCAAACGTACCACCCCAAGCGTTTCCTGTCTGTCTTTCGCTGTAAGTAGTTGGCACTTCTTGACCAGTTACTTTATTTCCAAATGTTTGAACTTTCTCAATAGGTGCTGTGTATGTTGTCCACTCACCAGATTCTCCAGCATAATTATTTGCAGTTACTAAACTTGGGTCAATAGAATTGCCTTGTAAATCTACATAGCCACCTTGGTTGTCAGGGCGCACCTCAGCATCATAAGGCTTTTCAATAATACCAAACTGTTTAATGTCTGTTATGCCAATGCCAGCCATGATTCGAGCCATGTCTTTAGCGGCAACACTTGGAGATACACCACCTTGCCACTTATCAGAAAGACCTTGAGCAAGAATTTGCTTTGTAAGAGTATCAATAACTGCTGAGTTAGATGCAGGTTTTTGAGTAACAGGTGCTAATTCTACAAACGTACCATCAGCGTCATTCATGTTGTCTTGAAGCAAGTTCATAACTGCCATGATTAACCCCTGATTTCTACGTTGCTAGTAATACCTGCACCTATCTTCATTGCTTTCAATTGGGCCTCTGCTTCAAACTCTTGTTGTTTCAATGCAAAGTAAGCCTGTTGTTTCTCACGTTCTAACTGTAACTTAGCAGCTTCTTTCTCACGCATTAACTGCATCTCAAGGCCAGCCTTCTGTTGAGCCATTTGCATATCAATTTGCTGTTGCTGCTGCTGTATCTGCATATCAGCTTGGGCTTTGGCTTGATTAGCCTGAATCTCAGCCTGCACCTTAGCCATCAATGCCTGAACTTCTGGAGGCATCTGTTGTTGTTGTGGAGGAGGATTAGACAAGGCTTGATCTTGCTCTGGTGTAATCGCTTTGTAGAACTCAG